GCCCGCACGGGCGACGAGGGCGATCCCGCACGGGAGGAATACAGATGAGCGACGAGACCACCACCGCCCCCACGACCGAGGCGCCGGCCGAGACTCCTGCACAGGAGAACGACCTTCAGGCCCAGGTCGAGAGGATCAAGTCGGAGGCCCGCAAGTGGGAGACCCGCGCCAAGGAGAACTCGGCGGCTGCGAAGCGGCTCGCTGAGATCGAGGAGGCGTCGAAGACCGAGACGCAGAAGCTCGCCGAGCGTGCCGAGGCTGCCGAGAGGGCGCTTGCGGAGGCTCAGGCCGACGCCCTGCGATCGAAGGTCATCGCCAAGCACGCGATCCCCGAGGACTACCACGAGTTCGTCGTGGGAGCCACGGAGGACGAGCTGACGGCGAAGGCGGAGAAGGTCAAGGCACTCATCGAGGCGCAGAACGCACCACAGGCCACGCGACACGTCGTGGTGGCGGATGAGGGCAAGACGCCCGCGCTCGCGCTGAACGGCGACGGCATCGAGTCCGCGCTGAAGAACGCTCTCGGCATCCAGTGATGCCACTCCCTTCCTGACCTGGAGGTCACCATGCCGATTACCGCGGCTACCAAGACCAGCGATTTCGCTGGGTTCCTCAAGCCCGATCTCGCTGCCCCGTACTTCGCGCAGGCGCGCAGGTCGTCCAGCTTCATGCAGCTCGCCCGCCAGGTGCCGCTCGGCATCAACGGCGCCGAGGTGCCCGTCGTCACCAGCAAGCCGGTTGCCGGCTGGGTGGCTGAGGGTGGCAAGAAGCCGGCGTCGAAGGGTGGCGTCGCTCTCAAGACGATCACCCCGAAGAAGCTCGCGTGCATCGCGGTCGTCTCGGCTGAGATCGTCCGTGCCAACCCGGCGAACTACATGTCGCTCCTGCGGGACGACATCGCCGAGGCGTTCGCGGTGGCGTTCGACGCCGCTGCGTTCCACGGTACGAATACGCCGTTCGGCCAGCACATCGACCAGACCACGAAGACGGTCGAGCTGGGTACCACGCTCAAGGCGAACGGTGGCGTCTACGGTGACATCGTCGCGGGCCTCAAGCTGCTCGTGGCTGATGGCAAGAAGCTCACGGGCTTCGCGTTCGACCGCGTCGTCGAGCCTGACTTCCTCAGCGCCGTCGACAACAACGGCCGTCCGCTGTTCGTGGAGACCCCGCTCGAGGACACGGCTTCGGTCGTGACCCCGGGTCGTCTCATCGGCCGCCCCGCCTTCCTCGGCGACGGCCTCACGACCGCGGTGGTCACCGGCACGCCCAACACTGGCGGCATCGTCGGTTACGGCGGCGACTGGTCGCAGGCCGTGTGGGGCGTCGTGGGGGGCATCTCCTACGACGTGTCGACGCAGGCGACCGTGACGATCAACGGCGAGCTCACCTCCCTGTGGGAGAACAACCTCGTCGCGGTCCGCGCCGAGGCCGAGTACGGCCTGCTGATCAACGACACGGCTGCGTTCGTCGAGTACACGAGCCACACCGCCTGATGGCACGCCTGACGTGCGAGGCGGGCACGGTGGTGCGCGCGGAGGGTGACCTTGAGGAATCCCTCCGCGCGCAGGGCTGGGTGGATGCCGATGCACCTCGGCGCAAGCCCGGCCGACCGAAGAAGTCCGAAGACTGAGTGAGGGGGGCCGTCATGGCGGCGTTCGCGACCTATGAGGACGTTGAGGCCCGGTGGCGGCCCCTCTCCGAATCCGAGCAGGCGACGGCCACGACGCTGCTGGATGACGCTTCGGCGATCATCCGGTCGGAGTGTCCGTCTGCCGATGCGCTCGACGACGGCATTACGCGCCTCGTGGTGTGCGGCATGGTCAAGCGGGCCATGATCGCGGCTGCTGCGGGCGAAGGTGTGTCGCAGTTCCAGCAGACGGCTGGTCCGTTCTCGCAGAACGCGACGTACTCGAACCCGATGGGCAACCTGTACCTCACCAAGCAGGATCGCAAGCTCCTGGGGTGCGGCGGTCAGGGTGCGTTCGACATCGACCAGGGAACGTACGGCGGCGAGTCGCTCCCGCTGAACTGGTGGGAGCTGAACCTGTGACGACCTACCCAACACGCTTCACCGTGGGCGTCCGCACCCACCAGGGGGGCACTGAGAACGCGCACGGCAACGACGAGGATTCCTGGTCCGACCCGGTCGACTGGGCGGTCTATGCGGTCGCGCCAGCCGGCACGCTCGAGCCGTTCGAGGCGAACCGTGCCCCGATCACCTGGGACCTGGACGTTCTTGGCCCTGTTGAGGGCGCGCCTGGAAGTAAGGATCTAGCCGTCTGGCAGGGCGTCGAGTACAAGGTCGAGGGCCGGTTTGAGTCCTTCGACTTCGGCCCGTTCGGGTTCGCCCCGGGTGGTCGCGTCCGGCTCAAGCGCGTGGAGGGCTGAGGGATGGAAGACGAGAAGTACAACGAGGGCGACTGGCTGCCGAAGCGAGTCCCAATCAGCAGGCCCTGCTACATCGCAGAGCAAGTCTTCACAGCGAAGGATGTTGAGGAGCTCCGCAAGAGGCTGGGATTCGCCGATGGCTGACGGCATCAAGTGGAACAACAAGGCTTTCCGTCAGATCCGAACGCTCCCCGAGGTGCGACGCGAGCTGGAACGTCGCGCCGAGGCCATCGCTCGCGAGGCTGGCGACGGATACACGGTCGAGTCGGAGGTCACTCGGGGTCGCGGGCGTGCTCGTGTCGCGGTGTTCCCGACGACGAGCGCGGCGATCCGTGACAACGCCGCGAACAACACTCTGCTCAAGGCGCTGGGCGCTGGCCGAGGCTAAGGGGGCCGCATGGAAGCCGTGCTGTTCCCCTCTGTCGAGGTGGCCCTGATCGCGTTCTTGAACGCACAGTTCACCGCCCGCGGTGACAGCGCCAAGGCCGGCAACACGGTCCCGAAGGATCGCGGCCGGTTCGTGGCTGTGACCCGAGTCGGCGGCGCGCGTTCGACGCCCGCCCATGACGACGCGATGGTCACCTTCGAGTGCTGGGACACCAGTGCTTTGCGCGCATCGAACCTCGCCATGTTGACCCGCGCGCTTGTGGGGTCGCTGGACGGTGAGACGCGCTACGTGTCCGAGGTCGGCGGCCCTGCGTCATTCCCTGACCCGCGGACGGACCTGCCGCGTTACCAGTTCACGGCGGTCATCCGCTCCCGAGGAGAGGCGCTCTGATGAACTCTTACGTGACTGCCAGCTTGCTGGATGAAGCCAGAAACGGTCGTCGTGCCGTAGCCATCACCGGCACCATGGCGGCGGCGCAGGCATCCTTTCGCGAGGCCGCCCAGATGGCACCCGACGCCGAGAGGGTGTACCGGGCTAACGGGCGCGAGCGTGTGACGTTCGCCGGGGGCGGGGAGCTCCGGTTCCTGTCGGCCCGATGCGGCGGCCATCGCGGCCTATCCGCGGACACGGTGT